AATAGCAATATTTCTAGTACCTGTGGTATTTGCTTCTCTTCGCCATCACTGCCTCTTTCAAACTTGAAGGTACTTGGGTTCCACCCGATAGAATACAGCCAGTCCTTTACTTGAGGGGGTGAATTAGGGTTAGCACGTGCTTCACCTGTCTTAACGACAAAGGACTGTACACCTTCTGGCTGCTTATACTCTTTGCGTAGTTCCTCAAACCTTTCGCCATGTGATGATAGCTCACCGTCTTTCTTGTGCATTACTTTAGGGCGTTGCTGCACCTTAGTTAAAACACGCTTAGGCATAGCATCAGCTAACTGCTCGATCTTCTCAGCCTTCATAGCTTCCCATTCAGCTAGATGCCCCTTAGCTCTAGTTACATCTAATTTCCACTGTAGGGCTTCTTGCTCTGCTGCACAATCCATCTTGAAT